TGTCTCCTTGTTGACGAGGCCGTCATAAGCGGTTAGGGCGGATCGCGTCAAGGAGATAATTTATGAACGAACGAGTAGCCGCGATTACGGCGGAACGCATCGCCGCCGAAGCCCGAGCAGCCGAACGCGCCGCAAGGCTCGATCCCGACGAACATTATTTTGCAAGCGACCACCGCGTGGCGACTTACAATCATCTGTATGGGCGGATTGATTCGGTCGTCGAATGCGAGTCGCATTGGGACGCTTGCTTGGTTTTGCTCGCGCTGGGGAAGTCGTCATGAAGATCGGGAACGGCACGCTGCTACTCGGCGATTGTTTGGACGTTATGCGCGGGTTGCCGTCCGAGTCGGTCGACCTGATCGCTACGGACCCGCCATATGGAATGTCTTTCCAGTCAAACCATCGCAACGAACAGCATGATCGCATTCACGGGGACGACTCGTTAGAGTGGCTCGATCCATTCCTCGCCGAAGCCTACCGGGTGGCGAAACCGAACACGGCGGCGTATTTCTTTTGCAGCTATCATAAAATTGACGTGTTCAAGCAGGCGCTTGAGCGGGTTTTCCAAGTTAAGAATTTGCTCGTTTGGGAGAAAAACAACACGTCGATGGGCGACCTAAAAGGCGACTTCGCCCCAAAGCTCGAATTTTGCTGGTTCGTTCACAAAGGCCGCGCGCTCATCCGGGGCAAGCGTGATCCGAACATCATGCGCTTCGCCCGCACACAAAACGAATTGCACCCGACGCAAAAGCCGGTCGAATTGATGGAATATCTCATCAGCAAATTTTCCGACGAGGGGCAGCTAGTCCTCGACCCATTCATGGGCAGCGGCACGACCGCCATAGCCGCCGAACGCTCGGGCCGTCGGTGGATCGGCATCGAGCGCGACGAGGGATATTATAACGCGGCTCTGGCGCGCATCTGGACGGAGTGCGCCGCGTGACCATCACCTTACGGCCTTATCAGCACGAGCTAGTGGCGGACGTTCGGGCCGCATGGGCGAGCGGTGCGCAAAACGTGCTCATGCATCTGGCAACCGGCGGCGGCAAGACTCTGACCCTCGCCTATATGATCCTCAACCACGATGGGCCGGTGTGCGTAATCGCGCATCGCGACCTCCTCGTGAGCCAGCTTAGCCAAGCCCTCGCCGCCTACGGCGTTCACCACGACATCATCGCATCGGATGCAACGCGCCGCGAGGTTGCGGCAATTCACGTGCTGCGTTTCGGGCGATGCTTCCTGAAGGTCGGCTCGACTGTGCGCGTCGCATCGGTCGATACGCTTGTGCGGCGCCGAGGACTCGAGTCGTGGGCGGCAACCGTTACGATGTGGGTAACCGACGAAAGTCATCACCTCGTGCTCGATAACAAATGGCACAAGGCAACCGAGATGTTCACACATCCGCGGTGCGTTGGTCTCGGCCCGACTGCAACGCCGACTCGTGCGGACGGCAAGGGGCTGGGGCGGCACGCTGACGGCGTGTTTGACGTGATGGTGCACGGCCCGTCGTGCCGTTGGCTGATCGAAGAGGGCTGGCTGTGCGACTATGATGTGCTTTGCCCGACGAGCGATATGCAAGTGTTATCCGACGTGGCCGCGTCGGGCGATTGGTCGCCGAAGGTGCTAAAGGAAGCCAGCCAAAAGTCACACATCGTCGGAGATGTCGTCGAGCAGTATCTGGCGAACGCGCGCGGCAAGCTGGGCGCGACGTTCGCGACGGATGTGGACACGGCCAAAAGCATGGCGGCACAGTATCGTGCGGCTGGCGTCCCCGCCGAGGTACTCGTCGGCGAAACGCTGGGGCGGATGCGCGTCGACATTTTGCGCCGTCTGGAGCGTCGCGAAATTTATCAGATTTGCGTTGTGGACGTAGTGAGTGAAGGCTTTGACCTTCCGAGCCTAGAGGTGCTGAGCGCCGGCCGCCCCACGCAATCGCTCAGCCTGCGCGACCAGCAATTCGGGCGAGGCTTGCGGCCGATGTTCGCCGAGGGGCACCGCCTCGACACCCGGTCGCAGCGGATCGACGCGCAAGAGGCAAGCCCCAAGGGTCGGCGCATGTTATACATCGACCACGTGGGCAACTTCGTGCGCCACCAAGGCGGACCGGATGCACCGCGCGTCTGGACACTCGATCGCCGCGAGAAGCGGCGCGGCTCAGCCAGCGGTGCGGAGTCGCTGCGCGTCTGCACCGAATGCTTCAAGCCGTTCAAGCGCGTGATGACCGCCTGTCCGCACTGTGGCGCCGAGATACCGCCACCCGCCGGTCGCGCCGGGCCGGAGCAAGTGGACGGCGACCTCGCACTGCTCAGCCCCGAGGTGCTCGCAGCGTTGCGCGCCGACCTGCCCGAGAGCGAGGCAGGGTATCGCGAGCGGCTCATGGCTTCGGGGCTACCGGAGGTGCCGCTGCGCGCTAATATGCGGCGGCACCGCGAGCGGTTGGAGGCGCTGGCGGCGCTGCGGCACGAGATTGCGGTGTGGTCGGGGCGGCTGCACGCTGACGGGATGAGCGACCGGGAGATACATAAGGCTTGGTGGCTTGCTTGGGGCGGAACGGTTTACGACGCCCTTAGCTTGAGCCGAGCGGACGCTATTGCGCTAACGGCGCGGGTGAAGGAGGCGAATGATGAGTGAGCGCCGACCGCTATTGCTCGATTTGTTCTGTTGCGCCGGGGGTGCCGCGATGGGATATTATCGCGCGGGCTTCGATGTCGTCGGCGTGGATATTGCGCCGCAGCCGCGCTATCCGTTCACGTTCATTCAAGCGGATTGCATGACTCTCGATCCGGCGTTTATCGCGTCGTTTGATGCCGTCCACGCTTCGCCACCGTGCCAAGGCTATAGCGCTATGCGTCACGCTCCCGGAGCGAAAGGCGCGCCTCGACTAATCGCCGAAGTTCGTAAAATGTTAATCGAAAGCGGGCGACCTTGGGTTATTGAAAATGTCGAAAAGGCGCGCTCCGAAATGCGCGAGCCCTTCTTGCTGTGCGGTTCAATGTTTGGGCTGACCGCCGAAGGTTGCGAATTGAGACGGCATCGGTTGTTTGAAAGCAACGTCGAGATAATCCCCCCGCCATGCTCGCACACCGACGGCCCGGTGGTTGGGGTTTACGGAGGCCACGCGCGCGTTCGGTCGGCCAAACATGGAGGACGCGGCACTCGCGACGTTTGGCCGAACGGGCACAGGGCCGTCGCTGCGGAGGCGATGGGAATGGATTGGGCGACATTAGCGGAGATGAGCGAAGCAATTCCACCGATCTACACTCAATTTATCGGTGAATATCTGCGGAAGCATACGGGATGACCAGTGAATCCGCTGCCCAAGCCGCCATCCGCGAAGCCGCTGCCTATATCGGCATCACCCTGTTTCGCAACAACTCAGGCGCGCTCCCCGACAAGACGGGCCGTATCGTTAGATTTGGGCTACATAACGAGACGGCCCAGGCCAATGCCGCCGCCAAGAGTAGCGACCTCATAGGCTGGCACGAGCCCTCCGGTCGGTTCGTGTCGATCGAAGTCAAGGCGCCTGGATGGCGCGGGCCGCGCACCGACCGCGAACTCGCGCAGCAACGGTGGATCGATGCAGTGCGGCGGGCCGGTGGGATTGCCGGGTTTGCTACGTGCGTGGGGGATTTGTACGCCGTAGTGGAGCAATGCGCGTGAGCAAGCGCAGCCCCGGCCACGCCCCGCGACCGCGCGACCTATGGGACACGCCACCTGAAGCGGTTGCGCCGCTGTTGCCGCACCTCGCGCCCGGTACGCAATATATCGAGCCGTGCGCGGGCAACGGTGCGCTTATCTCCGCGCTGACCGCTGCGGGGCATATCTGCACGCTCGCAACCGACCTCGAGCCGCAAACCGACGATGTTGAACAACTCGACGCGCTGGACGTGGTGTGGCCGGCCGACCAGCTTATCATCACCAACCCGCCGTGGACGCGATCGGTGTTGCATCGCATGATCGACGCTTGGCCTAACGCATGGCTGCTCTACGATGCAAATTGGGTGTGGACGAAGCAAGCGCGCGCCTATCTGCCACGGTGCGAGTCTATCGTTCCGATCGGCCGCGTTCGATGGATACCGGGTAGCAAACACGTCGGGATGGACGACGCCGCCTGGTTTAGGTTCGTGCCGCACGCTGGGGCGGGGGCGCGCATAGCCTTGACACAACCGTCACGCCCCGCTACACCCCCGAACCATGAACGCTAAAAACCGCATCCTCAATAGCGCAATCCTGCTCGCGAAGCAGTACGGCTGGCGCAATCTGAAGCGCGACGTTGTGGCGAAGGAAGCCGGCAGCGCGACCGGGTCAGTGAACCACTATTTCGGCACGATGGAAGACCTGCGCTCCGAGGTGATGCGTATCGCCGTGGAGCGCCGTATCGCGCCGATCGTGCTGGAGGGTTTGGCGGCTAAGCATCCTATCGCGCTGACCGCGGATCATGATCTTCGGGCTGAGGTGTTGCTGTCGCTGTGAGCGCCCGTGGGCCAACTGGATAGGCTACCCGACTTCTATTCGGGCGGTTGCAGGTTCGTGTCCTGCCGGGCGCGCCAAACTTATAGACCCCGCCGGCCTCTCGATGTGAACGGTCCGCGCAACCTAGTAGTGAAGCACACTGTGCGGGGTCGCTCCGTTATAGCCACGCCCTAAGCGGCGTCTCGTAGGCCAGTGTGAGCGGGTGCAGCGGGTCGCCCGACGCGGTCAGGCCAAACACCACGATAGGCTTGCCCGACGCCACCAGCATATCGCGCACCATGTCGAGCCGTGGGCGAAGGCGGGGCGGCAGCTTTCCGCGCGCACCCCAACACGGGATTAGTACGTCGGCCTCTGAGATTATCTGGCGCAGGTATGCGTCGTTCTCCGGTCCGATAGGGTCGGCGGCGCGGGCCAGCGCCCGAACGTCGGTTGCGCGATACGCGAAGGCGTTGCCCGTGATGTAACGCGAGCCGCCGTTACGCGCCGTAAAGCCGTTCCACTTCCGTACGGTGTGGTCGTCCTCGTCGGCCGTTGCGGTTGAGCCGTTTACGCCGAAGTAGGCAAAGCACACCTCGCCGGGCGCTACGCGGCGGTCCAGGCGGTAGCGATAGGTGCCGCATGGGGAAATTATGGCGCTGTTCACTCGACGACCTTATAGATGCCTTCGCGGTAGCGCCCGAAATAATTGGGATGCGTCCCCGCTTCAGGGATTCCCGCCAGTCTCTCGCGGCGCGGAACGACCATGCGCGCGCTGAGATTGAAGTTAGGGTATTCTCCGATAATCTCGGGGTGCAAATCGGCCGCAACAATCACGTCGTCCGTTGAAACGTAATAGCCCGCCCACGATTCGATGATGTGCTTCTGCGCTCGGAACGACCCCCGCGGGTTTTGCAGTTTCTTTTGCGCGTCGAGCCATTCATAGGCGCAGCGAACAGCCGGCGGGTTGACGGAGAGCCCCAAGCGTTTAGCGGCTGCGTTAATCTGTCGGGCGCTAATCATTTACCTGCCTCCTTCAGCGGCACCACGTTGTCGGGTGCGTCGGCGCCGAGCGCATTGGCCGCGGCGATCGTGTCGAGCGTGATCTCATTGTCCCATGAACCGCGATAGTATTTTGTGCGGCGATCGGTCCCGTGGCGGAACTGCTTGGCTATCCAGCCGTTACGCTTCATCGCTTCGCCCATCTTGCTCTGCGAACCGTGGCGCCGTTCGATAGGCACCCCGAGCAAAGCCCAGACCACTGAACTGTCGATACGCCCGGTCAAACCGCCCAGCTTCTCACTCAGCACGTCGGCGTAAGGGTCGTCGATCATGCGCAGCATCTGCTCCTCCGCTGCGGCTTCGTATAGCGCCGGGTCGAGACGAATGCTCTCGCCAGCGGCCTCGCGAACCGCCGCTTCGGCCCATAGCTGGTCACGCACCGATATGACCCAATCGATATCAATCTCGTGCGTCAGGAGGATGGGCCAGAAGCGGCGGTTGCCCGTCGGGTCGCGGAGGTATTTCTGGTTGTTGACCGTGCCGGCGAACACGCACTGGCGATAAACGTCTTCGACGTTCCGGCCGTATGCCGGGCGCGCGCGATCGTTGGCGCGTGACAGCATCGCCTTAACGCCTTCGACTTCGCTTTTATTCATGTTGCTCATCTCGGGCGCCTCGGCGATCCAGATGCCCCGTAGCGCCTCCATGACGTGCTTCGTGTCCATGCCCATCGCCAGGCAGTCCGAAAACCATTTGGGGTTCGGCGGCAGCGCCTTGAGCAACGATGACTTGAGCAGACCCTGCGGCCCCTCGAGCACCACCATTTCGTCGAACTTCTCGCCGGGGTTGCGGACGCGCCGAACCGCCGCGACGAGAAACATGCGGCTAATGGCCCGGTTAAACGGTGTGTCGGCCGCGCCGCCCGCTTCGATTAGCCACGTCTCACATCGGTCGACCCCATCCCATTGCCCTTGCGCGGTGTCGACGTAATCCTTCACCGGGTGGAACCGGTTTTTATAGGCCATGTAGCGGATGACCTCACCGAAAAATATCTTGTTGATCTTGAGCGACGTGATGGCCGAAATTTCGAACAGCAAAGCGCGCTCGGTGTTGTCGGTCAGCGGCTCGCCGTTGAGCAGTATCGCGTCCTTAAACTCGTCATATTGGAGGCTCTCGCAATGCGCGCGCACCATCATTTCGATATAGAGATGGTTCCCCTTGTCGACGACCATAGCAGTTGCGCCTAAGTCGTCGGTGGCGTGGCCGGGCCGCGGCGGTGGGGGGACGACGATAACAGGCGGCTTGGCGCGCGACCGCTGTTGCAGCACGCTCTTAACTTTGAAACATGCGCTGGTGATAGTGCGTTCGATATAATCGCGGCGGTCCCATTTGTCGCGAACCAGCGGGCTGAGACGCATAATGCGCTCCATCCGTTCGCAGTTTTTGCCGGTGTAATAGGCGAGGAAGAAAGCCAGCGCCGAGTCGACCGCGCTCGCGTCGTAAGCCTTCGACCCCTCTTTGCTCTTGTCTGGGAAAAACTTTACGAACTGGTCCTCATTAAACTCCCAAATATCCTTAAACGACGCCTTCGACCCCAGCGCGGCGTCGGCGCTGCGACGCTTGAGCGCCAGTTTGATCAAGGCCTCGTCATCATCAGGCCCCGCCCACTCCTCGACGGGAACGTCAGTCCAGTCGGATGACCCCTCGCCGCCCGACTTAGGCGCAAAGAAGCGCGTAGCCACGTTGGTGATTTGCTCGCTGCGGTCGCACAGAACGTCGCCCGAGGCATGGTTGAAGGTGAGCGCGCAGAATCGTCCGTCGCTATATAGCTCGAGCCCCTCGGCCTTGTTGCCGCTGGAGTGCGCCGGCCGCGCTCCCGTTCCGATGATGTGCAATCCGTCGCCGCTGCTGGATATTTCGATCGCCGCGCCGCTGAGCAGAGCGGTCAACTCGCGGGCGCGGTCGCTCCATACGCCGTCTTTGAAATGGTGGTCCAAGTCGAGGAACCAAAACGGATCGGTATCGGAGAAGCAAAAGCCCACGCCGTCCATCTTGAATTTGATGCACGCGGCGTAGGCTTCCTCGTAAGTCACCCACGCGGTGCGATCGGTCGAGCCGCAAGCATAGCCGGTCTTAGGGCTGATGGGGGTCTTGTCCCACTTGCCGCGTGCTGCGCTCCAGTCGCGCCGATAGATGATGAATTGGGGGTATTTATTCCAACCGGCGAATGCGGCGGGGAGGTTGCAATGCCCATTCATAGGCACTATAGAATTGGTCATCATGCGGCTCCGCTACAGTCGTCTTGATAGGGCGGGTCGAGTGGCTGCTGACCACTCCCCGCCCGCCTTACCTACCCCCCTCACCGACTTAAATCAAGACCGTTCAAAACGCCCTCACCTAGCCCGAGAGATGAGAAGCGCAGGACCGTCGGCGCACCCGCCAAAGCCTCGCAAGCGGGCCGCAACGTGACGCATTCGTCATAAGGGGCCGGGCCGTATAGAACGACGGACTCGCTCCACTCGTCGGGGTCGGTCATTATATACATGCGTGAGGGGTCGGGGTCGCCCTTTTTGATCACTCGACATCCGCCGGTATTTGTCTGCTGGACCGTTACGCCACCGTGTCGATAAGCGGCCATGCGGACGTTGTGGAGCGTTACGGACGGCAATAAAACCGAATCCCCGACCGCCATATGCTCGAATGGATACTTGCTCATAATTTATAGCCTTACCGCCCGTTAATTACCGATGCAAGGGGGTGGATGACAGAAAATTATAGAGTTGTGCATTTTCAATCAGTTAGCCCGATTGTGTCATCCAGTCAGCCGTCAGCAACCCACCTCGCAAACTATTTACAAATATACATATCCTACCCCTCTTAGGATGTATAGATAAGAATCTCTTTTATATAGAATATAGTTGACTGACTGGATGACAGTGTTGAATTGAAAGGGTTTTTTGATGTCAGCCAGTTTGTCAGTCAACTAGGGTGGATGACGGCCTTGACGCAACGGCCAAAAACCCCCATAACCGTGGCCATGACTGTGCTTAAAAATATCCGGCATGAAAAATTCGCGCAGCTTGTGGCGAGCGGAAAGCCGTCGAGCGTGAGTTACGGTATAGCCCAGCGTGGCGATGGATCGGCCGTAACGGAGAGCGATCGGGTCGGAGCGGCCAAGTGGCTACGCATCGCAAGCGTGGCCGATCGGATCAAAGAGCTTCGCGAGGCTGTATCGGAAAAAGCCGAGTGGACGATCGCCGACGCGATAACCGAGTTCCTCCAAATCGCCAGCGCCGACGTGAACGAATTGATCGGCACCCGTATCGGCGCGTGTCGCTTTTGCCATGGCGATAATCACCTCTACCAATGGAAGGAGCGCGAGTTCCTCGAGGCGTGCCAGCGTGCCGAGGCGGCCGATCCACCCGAACCGCTGCCCGACATCGCCGGGGGCTTCGGTTACCGCCGCACCGCAGCGCCCCACCCGTCGTGCCCCGAGTGCGAGGGGGAGGGTGTGATGCGCGTCGTGCCGCAAGACAGCCGCAACCTATCGCCGGCCGCAAAGATGATCTACGAAGGCGTGAAGAAAACGCGCGATGGGTTCGAAATCAAGATCGCCGACCGCCATAAGGCGCGTGAGAACGCGGCGCGCATCCTCGGCGCCTTTGTCGACCGTAAGGAAGTGAGCGGCCCCGGCGGCGCGCCCATCCAGCATGAGGTGCCCAGCCTGGAGCAATTGATTGATGAAGCCCGACGACTTGGAATCCCGACAGAGGTTTTTAGCGGCCTTGGTAGCCCATCGCCGAGCGGAGGCGCTGGCACCTAGCGGCCCGCTGCTCGACTTCGCGCGCTACTATTTCCCGCTTCGCGAGGGCATGGACTTCATCACCGGCCCGCACCACCACGTCATCGGCGCAACGCTCGACAAGGTGCTGGCGGGGTCCATTTCGCGCCTCATCATCACCATGCCGCCCGGCTATACCAAGACCGAGGCCGCGGTCGTTGCGTTCATTGCAAAAGGCTTCTCGGTCAACCCCCGCGCTCGCTTCATCCATGCGACTTTTAGCGACGATCTAGCGCGTGAGAACTCCGACAAGGTGAAGGGGCTGATCGCGCTGCCGGAATATCAGCGCGCTAAGCCCGTAACGATACGATCGGATAGCAGCGCCAAGGATCGGTGGAAGACGAGCGAGGGCGGCGGGTTGCTGGCTAAAGCGGCGGGCGGCCCGATCACCGGCTTCCGCGCGGGCTACATGGACAAGACGCGCTTTACCGGCGCGCTCATCGTGGACGACCCGCTCAAGCCCGACGATGCGTTCAGCCCAGCCAAGCGCCTTAATGTCAACCGCCGCGCCACTAACACGTTCCGTTCGCGCCTGGCGCATGACGGGGTGCCAATCGTGGTCATTATGCAGCGTCTTCACGATGACGACTTCGTGGGCCATCTGCTCAAGGGCGGCACGGGCGAGAAGTGGCACCATCTCGACCTGCCGGTACTGATCGACCGCAGCGCCGAATACCCCCGCGAATGGACGCACGGCATCCCGGTCGAGCATGACCTGCCAGACGGCCCACTTTGGGCGGAGAAGCACTCGCTAGACGAGATTGAGGTGCTGAAGGCGGATGCCTATACCTACGCCTCGCAATACGCCCAGCGGCCCGTCAGCGTCGAGGGTGCGCTGTTCGACATGGACGGCTTTCGCGAGTGGCATGAACTCCCGCCGATCGAATACACGTGCATCTATGCCGATACAGCCCAAAAGACCGGCGAGCGCAACGACTTCAGCGTTATCCAGCTATGGGGCAAAGCGGCGCAAGGCGTGTATCTCATCGACCAGGTGCGCGGTAAGTGGGAGGCGCCCGAACTGGAGAGCACCGCGATTGCTTTCTGGCTGAAGCATCGCGACGAATGGCGACCGCGCGGCATGAAGGTCGAGGACAAGGTGAGCGGCACCGGCCTCATCCAGACGCTTCGCCGCAAGAACATCCCCGTGTCGGGCATCGAGCGCCATCGCGATAAATTCATGCGCGGGATGGACACCGCGCCATGGATCGCAAGCGGCATGGTGTGGCTCCCCGCCGACGCGCCATGGGTCGCAACGCTGCGCCACGAACTGCAGGTGTTCGACGGACTTGGCGGCGCGCACGACGATCAGGTCGACCCGTTGATGGACGCCGTGGCCGAGATGATGGGCGGAACGTCATACACCCTAGCCGGCTGGTAAACGCTTGACGCCTCCGTCATCCGGCGCTATCGTGCGGGTTTGAAGGAGATGATGATATGACCACACCCGTAACGCAGGCCGACCGGGACTTGGCGAATTCGCTTCTCGCAGTCGCAGGGCCAGTTTCTGACGACATTCGAGAGGCCGCCGCGCTCGACGTTGCCCGCTATCGCGTCCGTTCCAGCAGCACGGCAAGCAGCGTGGACGTCGATCCCTCAAAAATGTCGGTCGAGATGGCCGAGCTTTTCGGGCTGGTTTGCAAACTGTCGCGGCTGCGCACCGAACACGACGACGCCCTTCGCTCCAATACCGGACATTTGGAAGCCATCGAGCAGGCCGCCAACAAGGTCGATCAAATCGTCGATGCGATCCCCGAGCTTAAGGCTGTGTTCGCGAAGGTCCACGAACGCGAGCGCCAAATGCGCGCAGCCCTCGCCAATACCCCAGCGGCAAGAAGCGTGGGGGCGGGCGAAGCACTTCGCCTGCTCGATAATGTCGGCGGGTTTCTGGATGACTTCGCGCAGGCCGATCTGGACGAAGGCGCCGCCGATGCTGTGACGGTCGGCATGGTTTACCAGCAACAGGCGCAGACTGTCGTGTTGCCCCGCATCCGCGCAGCCCTCCCTTCCCATAAAGGAGCTGGTGAATGATCGCCCGCATCCAGGTCATAGGCGACGAAGTGTGGGCCGACGGCTACCGCGTCGCAACGCAGGAGCCGCACCGATGATAGACCAAGCACGAGAATGGCTGGAGCGGTTGCACGTGAGCAACGCGCCCGAGGCCGATATGGCGCTCGATTTGTTGGGTCGTCTCAGCGAAGCCGAATGTTATGATGCTGGAACGGACGCGCTGCAACAGGCGCACGACGATTTAGAGGCGAAGCTGGCGAAATGCGAGCAAGCGATATTCGATACCGACGGCAAGTGGGTTCCGAATGGCCTTGAGGGCGACGACCCAGAGCACGCTATTGTTGCGCTGTCCGACGCGTGCCCCGATTGCGGCGGCCAAGGAATCGATACGAGTTGGGCTTCCCGTCCAACCGCACGATGCGATCGTTGCGATGGAACTGGGCGGGTGCCTCATCCCGACCAAGCATGGCTAGATGCACGTGATGCGGAATTTGACGACCGATGGAACGCGAGGATGAACCCGTGACTGATGATTGGCAACCGATCGATACCGCCCCTAAGGACGGTCGAAGCATTTTGGGAATTTGCGGCTCGGCGTATTCACCCGTTGCGCAGTCCACGTGGTGGCAAGGCGGCTGGACGCACTATAGCCGCCCAGACGATAAATGGCACGGTGGCGTTGGCAAGTGGTTTCCAACACATTGGATGCCGCTGCCGACCATTCGCAACCGCCGGGAGCGTGACGCACCACCTTGCTAACCCCGCCGCGCATCGCTACAGTGCCACCCCATGCGCGCAACCGATGACCTGATGAACGTGATATCCGGCCTCGGAACGGGCCGCGATAAAAACGTTTACAACACCTTCGCCGTTCGGCACGTCACATCCGCCGAGGTGAATGCGGCGTATCGCTCGTCGGGCCTCACCCGCAAGGTCCACGACATCTATCCGCTCGAGATGACGCGAGCGGGCCGCGATTGGCAGACCAAGGGCGACGAACTCGACGCGCTTTATGCGGAGGAAACGCGCCTGAAGGTGTGGCCGAAGCTGCGCCTCCTCGCACAGCGCGCGCGGCTGTATGGCGGCGGCGCATTGCTGCTCGGTATCAACCGCGGCGCCCCGTCCGATCCGATCGATGCGACCATGCTGCGCGCGGGCGACCTGCAATTTATCCATGTCCTGACGCCCGACCAGTTGCGCGTCGAGGCGATCGACCGCGATCCATCAAGCGAATTTTACGGCGAGCCCGAATATTATCGGCTGACCGACAGCCGCTCCACGCTGGTCGACCCGTCGCGCGTTATTCCGTTGATCGGCCAGGCGCACCCCGACCCGATGCAAGAGCAACGCTTTTGGGGCGACCCGCTGCTGACCAGCTTGTGGAGCGCGTTGAGCAATAGCGACCTAGTGCACCAAACCGCCGCCGCGTTGCTGCCCGAGGTGAAGGCCGACACGATCAGCATCCCCGGCTTGGGTCAGATGCTGCTCTCGTGCGACGGTGAGGCGCAAGTCACCAAGCGCATCGCCGCGGCGAGCCTGATGCAGTCGATGTTCAATGTGCGGCTGCTCGATGGCGGGGACGGCACAGACCGCAACCCCGGCGACAAGTGGGAGACGCGGCAGCTTAGCCTTGCAGGGTTCCCCGAGTTTATGGCGGCGTTCAAGGCGTGCGTGGCGGCCGAGACGGACATTCCGTACACGCGGCTCGCTGGCATGTCGCCGGGCGGTCTTAACGCCAGCGGTGAGAGCGAGCAGCTTGACTGGGGCAAGGCGGTCAACTCGCGGCAAGAGACCGAGTTGCGCCCCGTGCTCGATCGGCTCGATCCGTTCCTTGCGGCGAACGTTGGGCAGTCGGAAGTTCCGTACTTTTCGTTCGCGCCGATCGATATGCCGACTGAGGAACAGCGGTGGAAGGTTGAGAAGGCGCGCGCCGATACGTTCGCCGTGTATGTTGCGACCGGCGAGTTCGGGCCGGACCTCGTGGCCAGCACGCGGCTCGCTATGGCCGAGTCGGATATGTGGCCGGGGCTTGAGCCGGAAGCGCCTGAGGAAGAGTTTGAAGAGCCCGACCCGGACGAGGTGTTGGGTGCGCCGCCTGTAGCGGTGCCGGCGGTTAGCGAGTAGGCTCCGTCCCGAGCAGATAATGGGCCCGAACAAGCATCGAATAATTATCGTGCTTCAATTTCTCGTTCCATGCGTCCGATACGGCTTCGCGCTCAGCAAGGCGATGCAGTCGCTCAATCTCGGCGCGCGCGAAGCAATCTAGCAATATTTCGGCGGTGAGAACTGCGACCATTGTAAGGGGCGTTACGGGGTCGCGGTTGCCCGGCTCGACCCCGTACTGCGCAAACCATTCGTTACGCGTCAGCATAAAGCGCAACGTGACGGTCAGAAAATTCATTGCCGAGAGCGGCGATGGTATCGGCGGCCCACTGGCGAACGGCTTTTGCCGCTCCCTGCACCTGCCAGCGAGGGCGGCGGTCATAGGCGAGCGATTGCGTGCCGAACAGGGTGATTTCGCTGTTGATGTAGTGGACCGCAAACTCATAGCCGTAAATCTGCACGAGGGCGGTGAACGAACCTTCAGCGATCATTGCGTCCGAAGCGGTCTGCTTTACCTGAACATTTGCCATTTGATTTACTCCGTTAGTGTCTCGATCTATGCCCCCACTTTAGCAACATTGACGCCCCCGTCAATAGCTAATTTGCCCCCCATGTGCCACACTCCGCGCCATGCCCATCAACCTCGAAGCCCTAGCCCGCGCGCAAGGCGTCCGACGCAGCCGCCCGCTACCCAACATCGTGCCGCCGGTGGGGGTGCCTGCGGCTTGACTGATTGGTCAGCGCGGGCTAGTCTGGCCGCCCGATCAACCTAAGGAGGCCGTTATGGTTTATATCCCGGATTTTGACGACTAATGACAGACCCCTTGCTCTTGCTCATCGCTCTTATTGGGGCGCACTATTTCTTCGATTATGCGGGGCAGGGGGACTTCATGTCCAAGGCGAAAAACGCCGCCGCGCCCATCCCCGGGGTACCGTGGCGTCAAGTTTTAGCCGGCCATGCGGCTATTCATGGCGCGGCGGTTGCGCTCATCACAGGAATTTGGTGGCTTTTCGTTCTAGAAGCTGCGTTGCATTTCGTAACAGACGATTCGAAGTGTCGCGGTCGCATTTCATACGATACCGACCAATATATTCACCTCGGCTGTAAGCTGGCTTGGTGGGTGGTGGCGCTTGCCCTTTAGTCTGGAGCAACTAGCCCGCGCGCAAGGCGTCCGACGCAGCCGCCCGCTACCCAACATCGTGCCGACCAAGGCGCAGCGCGACCAGTTGCGCGGCATATACCTCCAGGTCGTCGCGGCATGGGTCAACGGCGCGAACGCTCGGCTGTTGCCCGAGTACCGCGCGACCGTGCAAGACAGCATCCCCGAGTATGAGTCGAAGGAAGCGGCCCTGGCGCATGAAGTCGAGGTGCTTGTCGCCAACCTCACCGTAACGGGCGGCGCGCTCGACGTGTGGGCGTCTGGCGTCGAGCGGTGGCACCGTAACCGCGTCATAAGCGGCGCGCTCAGTGCGGCGCGGGTCGACCTGTCCACGATGCTCAGCCCGTTCGACGTGCGCCAGACCGTGCAGGAAGCCATCGCTTGGAACACGTCGCTCATCCGCAACGTCTCGGAGGATATGCGGCAGCGAATCGCTAATGTGTTTTTTGCGGGCTTTCGGGCCGGTACGCCGCCGCGGACGATCGGGCGCGAGATTGCAGAGGTTGCCGGGATTGGTCGCCGCCGCGCTAATAACATCGCTGCGGACCAGACGACTAAGCTTAGCGCGGCTCTCACCCGCGCTCGGGGCGCTGAAATGCAGATCGGTGAATTTGTTTGGCGTTCATCGCACAAGCAGAATTATCGTCCCGAACATCTCGCGCGGGACGGCAAGCATTACGCGACGAGCGAGGCCGAAGCGAAGCGCACTGGGTTGCGGCCGCCGCCTGCAGATCGGGCGGGGGAACTGGTATTTTGCGGATGTACGGAGCAAATGTGGCTTCGGCTCGAGGGCGAGGCTGTTACGGCTGAGCAGGTTGAGTGACGGCCTCATAGATGCGCGCCAGAGCCGCGTTATAATATCCCTCGTCGCGCTCGATGCCGATCCAGCGACGGCCCGAGCGTTCGGCTGCTATTGCGGTCGTTCCGCTGCCCATGCAATTATCTAGAACGGTCTCGCCCGGCTGGGTATATGTTCGGATGAGGTACTCGAATAGCGCAACGGGCTTTTGGGTTGGGTGAATGCCCTTCTCGGCCGCGAACTCTAGCGTCTGGACCGGGTATCGTTCGCCGTTCGACTCGGTTACGTGGTCCGGGTTGACGTGGCCATAGTTGCTCGACTTCCGTCCTTGCACGGCGCGATAGGGCTTAAAACCCGTTCGCATTTGCGGGTTGTACGTCGGCGGCGCTTTGTAAAACACTAGCACATTCTCGGCATTCTTGAGCGGCGCTTTTTTAGCGTTTAGGAACCCGGTGCCGTTCGGCTTAATCCAAAGCCACTCATATTTTAGATGTTGGATTTGAGACGCGCCGAGCACCTTGTCGAACGGGCACTGAGCGGTCAGCACGATCGCGGCGTTCGGTTTAGCGATGCGCCAGTATTGCGCCCAGAGCGGTTCGAACGGGATGAGCGAGTCCCACTTATTTTGCGTCGTGCCATAGGGCAAGTCACATAGAATCATATCGACCGATGCGTTCCGCAGCGTCGCCATTTGCTCCAAACAATCGCCGAGCAAAAGCCGCCCGTTCCCTATTTCCATCTCAATATCTCCTCTATGCCGCGACCCTACCCAGCCCTGACACCGCCGTCAATAGCCAACCCTGCTAGACGTCGCTACAGTGCGACCCCATGAAGCTTTGCGTGTCCGATAAATTAACCACCGGCGAGTTCCGCCGCACGGCCGACGGGTATCTGTTGACCGAGGCGCGCATCGCCCGCACCGGGATGTATCAGTACGCCGGGCATGAGATGGGGCGCGCCGATAAAGCGATGCTCAACATCTATCGGCCCGAAGAAACCGTGTTTAGCGACGCGAGCATGGCGACGTGGGCGCATAAGCCGATCACGCTGGATCATCCGACCGACGACGTAACGCCCGATAACTATCGCGACCTCGCTCGGGGTATCGCAGGCGGCGAGATTAAGCGCGACGGCGAGTTCGTCGTCGTGCCGCTCATGCTGACCGACCGCGAGGCTATCGACGCGGTGCAGGCGGGCAAGCGCGGCTTGAGCGCCGGGTATGCCGTTGAAGTTGACATGACCGCGGGCGTTACGGATAGCGGCGAGGCTTATGATGGCCGCATGGTCGGGCCGATCCAAGGCAATCACATCGCCATCGTGGCTAACCCCCGCGCCGGAACATTTATCGGGGATTCGTTCCCACCCACAGAGAAGGAGGGTCCGATCGTGACCACGAAAACTATTACGTTCGACGGGCTTCCCTTGCTCGTCACCGATGCGGCTGAGGCGGCGCTTGCGAAGCGTGACGCCGCGCTCGCCGACGCTCAGGCGACCATCACCGCGCTGACCGCCGACGTTGCGGCCCGCGATCGTGACCTCGCCGCCAAGGACGCCGAGATCGAGACGCTCAAGGCGAGCGCCCCCGATCAGGCCGCTATCGACAAGCTGGCCGACGAAAAGGCCGAAGTCGTCGCACGGGCGCGCGCCATCGTTGGCGACAAGCTGGGCGATACGGCGGGCAAGAGCGCCGCTGACATCCGCCGCGCCGCCGTTGTGGCGAAGCTGGGCGACGCGGTCGCTGCGGGCAAGTCGGACGATTATGTCGCCGCACGCTTCGATGGCCTCGTTGAAGACGGCAAGGGCGCGCTGTCCGACGCCGTGACCGATGCGGCGGGCAAGACCGTTGCGAACGACGATGCTCACGCTGGCTATCTCGCCCGCATGACCAAGCGCGCTTAAGGAGCACCGAACAATGGCAATTCTTCCCACCCCCCTGACGAAGCCCGCGAAGGGCAAGCCGGGCCAGTTCCAGAATATGGAAGAGTGGAACGCTTTTACCGCGTTCGTCTCCGGCACGGCGACCAAGCCGATCGGTTTTGGTCACCCCGTTTCGCGTAACGGCGTGGCCGGCGACGGCACCGCGATCGTTAAAGCGCTCGCCACGACCGAGGTTTTCGCCGGTTTCACCCGCGAGAATATCACGACCGCCGGAACGACCCAGACCGTTTATGC